AATAGTATATGCATATTATTCCATTGCATAGCATATTATTTCATTGAATAAATAATGGTATAGGAGTTTTCATTATGCCGACTTATAATTATTCATGCGAATCCTGCAAGAAACTTTGGGAAGAAACACACACTATTGCCGAACGGGAATCCCCATGTTCGCTACCTTGTCCTCATTGCAAGAAGAAGAAGGTATTCAAGACAATGGAAGGATGCTTACCCGGTCTTGGCGCCGACAAAACTCTCACTCCCAACAAAGCATCTGGGGGACGCTGGAACGAACTCATGTCCAAGATCAAATCTGGTGCTCCCAAGAGGCTTCACAAGAATATTGACGGCACTGGCGGTGTCGGTCATCGTTGGAAATAAAACTCTGACAAAACCTGGATGTTTCAGTAAAACACTTACAGGCTCGCTAGGAGTTCGCGGCTTGGCGGTGGCTTGGCGGTGAAACTGAGATATAGTGATAGGCTGTACAAAGCATAGAATGCTCTCGACAGAACTGCGTGGCTTTGCGTGATTTGGCGGCTTGCGGGATAGAATGCCACTTTACCCCCACATCCCCCCATATTTCCCCACATCTATTTACCCCATTCGTCCATACCCTGTCATTTTGACAGATTTAGTATACAGGCATTCCCTTCCCGTGATTACCAATGCCGAACGGGTGTCTTATCCTTGTGTCCTACCGAAATGGATGCTTCTCTACCCGTACCAATGGTGTTTCTATCCCCTGTTGCTTCTGTATCTCTCCCCACTTTGCTTGAAAGATAGCATGATTCTTCTCTCCTCTTTCACCAGCATTGGTCTGATACTGAACCTGTGCGATCTTTGGGTTTGAACGAGCAAAATCAGCCACATGATCCATTGCTGTTCTCAATCTGGCAGATCTGACTTCCTTTGGTACATCAGGTGGTGCAACATCAGTCAACTCCCCTTTGGCATTTGGTACTTGAAAGCCCCAATAGGCTATTCCTTTTTTGGCATCTGTGTGTATTCTTGTATGAACACCAGTATCCGAATCCCTATAGAAATGAGTAGAGATATGTGGTGTCTCTTTGTCTGAAGTGACAGAGACTAGATGCGGATGAGTTTCACTCTCTGAGAGGTATTGCCGAAAAGTGAGCATGAAAATATGTAGTGTGAAGCCGAACGGGTGTCTCTACTCTGTAACCACCAAAGAAAAACCCCCTAGATGCTCTCTAGAGGGGTTATTCAATCTGTTTTTTAGTCTATCTTATTTCTTACGGGGGGTTCTCATTACCTTACCACCCTTGCCGTATAATGTTTTGGATCTTTTTTCACGTTGGTTTTGTTTTATCGCGTCGTTTAATGCTGTTCTCGCATCAATAAGATCATCAACGGAATCCGCGAATTCCATTGGCTCGGTGGCTGGTGATACTGTTGCTTTTTTACCATACATCGCGTTCCAAAGTGCGTTTGAACGTCTACCCAATCGGTTAACGTATTTGGTCCAATCTTTTATTTCAGTTTCCATCTCTGCTGCACGTTCAGGAGTCTGTAAGTCTTCTTTCAGTCTTTTCTTCTTTGCTTTTGTTCCCACAATCTTTCCGCCGAGGCCATAAATCTTCGTGGGGTGTTTTCTTTCGCGTTCGGCTCTCGCTTCTGCCTGATCTTTTGCGGCTACCGCATCAACATAAGCATCAACGGAATCGGGGTAACTAGTATCATATGGATCTACACCGCCAAACCCTATTCTACCAAGATCACCAACGGTATTGACTTTGTCAACATCAACTCCATATATTTTTTTGTAGATAGCATCCGATCTCTTGCCTAATCTGGTCGCTTCTCGTCCAAGTCTTCTTACCACGCTGGCGGTCTCTGCTGCACGTTCAGGAGTCTGTATATCCTCTGTCACCGGACGAGTTCCGAGTGGTCTTTTAGTTGCTGCTTTGGGAAGTTGTCCTCTTTGAGCCATATCGACGGCTCCCGCCGGATCATCAAGATCAAGATCAAGATTTTTTTGGGAACGAGATAGTGGTTTTTCTGGTTTCACAACTGGATCATCAAGATCAAGCCGTAATTTTCCCACCCTGCGTTTACCTTCTTTAAGAGGTTCAGCACCTAAAATTTCTGTCATTTCTTGAACAATTGCTTTGAGTTGATTTAACTCATGATTGGCTTCCATGAGTTGTCGTTGAAGTTGATTCTTTTCGTTGATGAGTTTTTGTTGGTAAAAGTAGTCCATTTATTTTCCTTTGTTTTTGCGAAGTCGATTGTTTCTTCTCAATAATCCCTCTATGTTCTTTTGTGTGCCTCTTGCACCAATCATTGCGCTCTTCAGTTCTTCGTCTGATGCTCCTGCCCACGCACCACCTCTTTTGTCTTGAGGTAGTGCCATTTGCCGCATCAATTCGGTTCTTGTCATGTGTGCGCCGCCGAGCATTGATTTGTTGTATGCTTCGTGACCACCTGGCGCGTCAAGATGAATGTCCATTTGATCCATTGCGGCCGAATCTATGCGATCTAATACCGCGCGTCTTTTTGGTGTGAGCCTATAGACTTCATCCAATTTCATTTGACGATATGCGTCAGCAACGGCTTTGATTTGTTTATTTGCATCCATGAGTAGATTCCTTGATATTTTATTTATCATCCTGCAACCGGCAACCACGGTTCATTCTCTCGTCGTGAACTTCTTGAACCACCGCGATCCAATTCTTTGTCCAATGGAGCCAGGTTCTTTGCTTCGATGCCTAATCGTCGCGCACCGGCTTGGTAGATGCGGTGTTTTTTTGGATGTGTTGTATCGTAAACTAAAACAGGGGGTTTGCCGTTTTTATGAATCTGACTGCTCACAAAATGTGAAAAGTGATCAAATACTCGTTTGGTGACATCTGATGGAAAATCATGAGTTGGATTCTTGCTGTGAGTGCCACCCACTGAAAACAAAACTTCCCAATGATGATCCCAGTAGGGCTTTTTTACGAATGATGTGTGTATAGTCTTGTCAGATATGACAAAACCATTTTCTCCTCTTGGTTTGTGGTGATACACGACATAATCTTCTTTGTCAATAGTTCTATCTGGATGATCCGGGTGTGGTTCCCCTCTATTCGCTGTCTGATTACCACGAAAGATCTCTGAGAGGTATTGCCGAAAGGTGAGCATGAAATTATTTATGGTAGGTGTTTAGGGATTGCCGAAAGCTTTTCTTCTTCGTTTATCCGCCTCCAGTTTTTTAGCAATTTCGCCCGCGGCAGATCCTAGAGTGTGTAGTCCGTGTGGTGTTTGTTTTAGGGTGGGCATTTGTTTTTCTTCTCGTCGCCCTTGAGCAATTTCAGAACCGGCATTTAGTAGTCCACCAAGCAATGCTTTATTACTTGGCAAGTTTTCGATGCCTTTCACTATCCTTTTTCCTACTTGTGTTGCTGCACCAACTACTGCGGTTCCTGCTTTAGTGGCGAGATTACTCAGCACACCTTCGTTCACAGGTTCTCCCATTCTCTTTTTTATCATGTTTATGATTCTTTGTTTGTCTTCATATTCTTTGGCATATTCACCTGCTTTTTCTGGTGTTCCAAATTTTTTCTCTATTGCTTCGCCAGTTTTAGCCGATTCTGCTTCGTGTGTTCTGAATATACGAAGCCGCTTTAGTGCTCTTTGTCCTGCTGGAGTGTCGCCTATTTCGTTTAGTAGTTTTTTGTTCATGGGTTTTCCTTTTTTGGTTGTTCTGGGTGATGTATTAAAAGCCAATAGTACCCAGATTGATGACCACCGCCCGAAGTCGATGAATATACTGTGTTATGGTGTTCTGGCTTATCTGGATCGTAATCATGTATGCGTTCTCCTGTTCGTGTATTCAAGGCACTTACTTTTCCCATTTTTGCCAAATTTTTCCAAACATTTTGCCCGCCTCTGGATTGTCGGGCGCCACTAACGACAGGCATATTCAAATGCTGTGATATCATTTTATAAACATGAGATGGCAATCCAGACACCCTGGCTTTCTTTCCACTATGACTTAATTGAAACAATGGATGTTGAGACACCAAATGTTTTGGGAGGTTCATAAAACCTGGTTTTTCTTCCGAAAAAGTAACTACTCCAACTCGGTTGCCTTTATGAGTAACAACAGCATGATGTTGCCTGTATATGTGGCCGCCAATTGATCCAACCATTTCAGTGGGGACATGATGGACTTCATATGGTCCAATTTCTCCTATTTTCTTTAAAGGAGTATCACCTTTGGCTGCATCCAAAGATTTTAATCTTTGGCGAAGGTCTGCCGCTCTAAATGCCTTATCCTCTTTGCTTTGCTCGTACTCATCATCAAGATAAGGCATATCTTCTGAAATAAATTGCTTGAATCTCAACATAGAAGTATGTAGAATACTAAAACTATGACTGACTACGAACCCCTAGACTACCGCCTACGCTGCCATACCAAGCGCACCGATCTCCCTTCTGATGTTCTGCGGGACATTGGTGAGGCGTATGAATACATCAACGACTTGCAGAAGCGCATTCAGATGCTCAGGGATGGCTTTGAGGGTTCCTGCACAGCCTGTGAGCCTGTTGGCGAGATGAACAAGAAGTTGCGTGAGGAGCGGGATGAAGCGAGGCGGGAAGTCTGTGGCTTTCACCATTTGACAGGATTCCTTGCGGGTGACTATGCCAATTCGCGTGGTTGGGATTGCTTCAAGGATCATCCAAGAGGACTTGGATTTCCACCGTCTGTCAATGACTTCAAGATATTCCTTGAGGGTCAGGATAAGATTTTATTGGAGAAGATTGACCGTTTGACCGCCGAGCGCGACAAGGCGAGGAAAAATGTATTGGAATTGATGCACCCCGACTCTAGACACGGGTATATCACTGCAATGGAATGGGATTGTTTCAATACTCCCGAAGTCAAGGTTGACAAGACGTTGAATGGTGTTATAGTTGATGGTGGCAAAGCAGTTCCACCTAAGTACGAGGATCTAGACAATGTGTAACAAGATGACCAGAGAGCGTTGGCTTGAACTCATGCAGCCCTATGCAGAGAACGATGGCATCAACCTGACTCCCGAAGAGATTGAGGCTGGATGGCATTGGTGCGAGGAGTGGGACGGGCTGCTCATTCATGTTGATGACGATGAGTTTCTGTGTTGCTGTACTTGCTCTTGGATGGACAAGTTCCGCACTCCTGAACGCATGAAGGCGTATGAGGAGCGCATGGAGAAGCGGTACAAGCAACAGGAAGCAATGGACAAGATAGCAAAGTTGGATGAGGAGTTGGGGTTGAATCCGGGACAGGATGCCTTGGACTACTTTTCTAATCTGAAATACAATCCAAACGAAACTCGGGGCAGTGAATGAACGAAAACACGATTAGTGATCAAAAAACTATAATTGCAGAATTGAATAATGAAATTCAAATTCTTCGCAAAGAAACGTTTATTCAAGCAAGCAAAATTGATGAACTAAACAAAGAAGTAACTCGTCTTATTTCTATGTTTATAAACATGAAATCCGAAAAAAATGTTTGAGCAAATACCATTTTTTTGGTTCATGTGTATAACGTTTTCTGTACCAATTTGTTTAGTAATTGTCGAAACAATAATTTTTCTCTTAAAAGAGAAAGATCGTCATTTCTGACGATCCTTCCCCAAACTTAAGTTGTTTTGTTTTTAAAGTAACCCTTATTATTTATTGTCTTTGTTTAAAAGATGGTTGATGTTCTTCAATTCATCTTTGTGGTGATTTTTTTCTGCTGTAGTTTTTGCAGTATTAATTTTGTTTTCATATTTTGACTTCAACCCACGCAATTTTATCTTATTTAATTTTTTGAGTTGATCTAAAGTATGACTTTCATTTATTTTTTTTTTACGAAGAAGTTTGAAGTCTTCAGCATCAATTTTGTTATTCTTATTGGCATCAATTTTATGTTGTTTGCCTTTTAGTTCTTCTTCAATTTGAGTTTTGGCAAAAAACTCTTTATAAAAGGCAAGTTCTTCTTCTAAGTTTGCCATTTTTTTATTTGCCATATAGAGTTTTTTCTCTAATTCGTTTTTTTCGTTTATGATTTTCTTTTGTAGGAATAGGTCCATACGTTTCTCCTTGAATACATTATTTATCATTTGATTTTTTCTACAATTTTAGTATAATTGATTTATGACAAAGATTGATCATATTCGACATTCTATTATTTTTGCTATTAAAAATAGCATCAACGAATGCAAAAAGCGAATTAGAGATATATCAGGAACAAAGGAAGCACATTACGCCTTGATGTTTCTTGGTGAAATTACTTCAACACTAGAACTTTCTCTTGAAGAAATTACCTTGCTTGAGAGCGAACTCGAACGGCTTCGAAAGAGTAATTCTGACCTTTCAAGCAAATGTGCGGTTCTTGAAAAGACAATGTTGGAGGCCCAACAGAATCTGTTGGAAGCCCAACAAAAGAATACAAAACTTCAAGAATTTAATCACGCTCAGGCTATTGAAATCACTGGATTGTGGAAGAAACCCTACCCAAAAAAAAAGTACATTTACCCTACATTCCTGTCAGATGAAGATGAAGAGTATGAGTATAAACAAACCGATTCAATAGTCAACATAAAGACAAAAACAAGTTACGCTTTAGATGCATAAATAAAAACCCTCCGATTTCTCGGAGGGTTTTTTGTGGGCAAAATTAAATTTACTTACCGACAAAAAGACTTACAACGTTATGTGCAACGTTTTGAACAACACCTACACCTGAAACAACAAAAGGTAGGAGGGCAAGAGCAAGCGCCCAATGCCAAACGTTCTTCCAGCAAAAACCACAGGGTACGCAAGACTTCTTAGTAGTACAAGTTTCTTCAGCCATTTTAAAATCTCCTTAAAGTCCCCTATCAGGGGAGGTAGGATATATATCGCTATAGTTTTCAATTTGTCGTTTAAAATACATAGATTACAGGCACAGGTGCTAAAATGAACGAAAATTTAAAAAATCAATACAAAGAACTCGTAGAGTCTCGCATGAAAGAAACCATGTTGAAGGCGATGGAACGTCCAGACATAGTAATAACAAAAAAAGCCAGATTAGAAGCAGCACAAAAAACTCATGCTGCAATTACAAAAGCCATAGACTCTGATAAAATTGTAACAATCAGAGTAAGACAAACACCAGACTTTGAAGCACCAGCCACAGATCACAATTTAGTAAAACATCAGGGAACATTGATGTTGGTTGATCCAAGGGGAAGAGGACACGTTGTTTCTCAATTAGCACCATCTGAAAGCGGACACATCACCGTTTACTTCAAGGAAAAAGGTGGTCGAGCAAAAAAACCACTACATCTTCACGCTGGTACTGGTGCCGTGGGTGACATGCTTGAGACAGAAAAAGAAGCATCTCCATATCGTGTTTCTCTTGTTGGTGGAAAACACGAATTTAGAGGACTACCAGATCTTTCCGAACAGTTTAACGAAGAAGCAAATTTAGTTCGGATTATGAATCGTTTGGAAGAAGCACTAATTAAAAAAAAAATAGTGGATTAAAGACGCTAGTAACCGGAACTGCTCTTGGTCTTGGACTCGGTGGTTCTATTATTGCCGGTCACCGCGCAATGACTGCACCATCGGTTTCATCTAAAACACAAATAACTCAACCACAATCTAAAATTGGTTCTGGTAAGGTAGAATCAAAAACAAAAGAAGAAACACCAACAAGTAGAGCACATGAAATTGCTGCTGATTTGATCAAAGGACACGAATCTTTTAGATCAAAAGCATACAACCATGACGGTGTTTGGACTATAGGTTATGGAAATACTCGCTATTCCGATGGTAGAGCAGTTCAGGCGGGAGACACTATAACACACGAAACCGCGTTAAAAGAGCACGAACACCACATACACAACGTTGTTATTCCAAAATTACAATCAAAAATACCACATTGGCATTCAATGAATGATCATCAAAAAGCGGCATTAATCAGTTTTTCCTATAACGCAGGAGAAAATTTTTATGGTCATAAAAACTTTGGAACTATAACTCATGCATTGAGTCACCCAGATAACTGGCACAAAGTTCCTGCTGCTTTGAATTTGTATAATAAAGGATTTGATGTAAAACAAAATAAAGTCACCGTTCTTCGGGGCCTTGTAAGAAGACGCGGCGAAGAGGGTGCTTTATTTTCTAAACCAATTAATTGAGTTCTAGAACGGAACCAGTTGACAAGGTAATTCCGTAAACAGATACTGGAATTACCGTAACAGTTCCAGCAAGACCAGTTACTCCTAAAGAACCAGTAGAAACCCAGTTTCCACCGGACATTCCCTGAAATTCTACTATTGCACTAGCGGCACCAACCAACATGATACCCTTATTCTTCTTTAGTTTTCCGCTTGCGCCTATAAGTCTAGCACTTTTGTAAATATCCATTTTGCGTATTCCTCGTTGATGTAAAAGTATGTATACTATAAATAAATGCGGAGATTCTACATGGACACATCAAAACAGAAGTCAATTTTAAACGTTGTTAATCAAATTGTAAACAAGCAAGAACCCTCTTTTCCAGAGGAATTTCATGTTATTGCAGAACAACTAGAAAAGACTATGAATCAGTTTGAGGAAAAGTTTCAAGTCAAATTAACCGAAGATCAAGAGGATTATTTGACGGAGGTTGGAATTGCTCGTTTCATGAGCGAAACACCAGTAGAATCCGTAGAACTTAGCGAAAACATAGATGAACTTATAAACGAATACGAACCAGTTGATGTATTTAAGATTATGTTAGAAGCAAACATGTCTGGTATGATTGCCAGAGGTAGAGCAATGCGCGCCAGACTTGCAAAAGATCCATCAAAAAAATCGGGAGATGAGGAAGATCAACAGCAAGGATCAGATGGAGAAGAAACCGCAAATGTATACGGGTTTCAATATCAAAATTTAGCACAAGCACAAGCAGCAGTAGCGGCAGATCCAATGCAAAGACTAGTTCGCGGATATATGTCAGAAGAAAAAGTAAAAGACTCCTCTGCTAATACACTTAAAAAACACAAAAAGAAAATCTATAAAATTTCTTTCACCGAAAAGGGTGTAAGAAAAAGAGGAACAGCAGTTTCCCACAAGGGAGTAATGCGTATCATCAGTGGAAAAGATAACTTTAGAATATTTGATGAAAAAAATAGAGATGTTACCTCTGAATTTTCTGGCAAAAACAAAAAGAAACACAATAAAAAATAATTGATTTTTGTGAAATATTGTTTATAATGTAATGTTGCAAAAACAATTTGTACATATTCCACACGAATTCATTCCTCTTGAGTCAGTCGAAGATCAAAATGGTCGAAGATATCTCTGTGAGGGTGAATATTATCCTTCTGTTACAACGGTGACTGGATGGGAAAAAAGAATATTCTTCGCAGAATGGCGAAAAAACAATCAAGCAGAATCAAGACGGGTAACAAAAAGGGGAACAAACCTTCACTCCGTCATAGAAAAATACCTAGAAAACCAAGAACTCAATACGAAAGAGATGTCGGTGGACATACTGGACTTATTCCTCCAGATAAAAACCACTATAGATCGAATTGATAATATTCATGGTTTAGAAGCACCTCTATTCAGTAAAACTTTAGGGTTGGCTGGTAGAGTAGATTGTGTTGGTGAATTTGATGGAAAACTATCCATCATAGACTTCAAAGGTAGCACAAAACCAAAACGTGAGCAAGATATTGATAATTACTTTACACAAACAACTGCATATTCTGTTATGTGGCAAGAACGATTTGGTGTTCCCGTAAAGAATATATGCATAATTATATCTTGCGAAAATGGAGATGTTCAAGTATTTCAACGGAATCCTATAAATTACGTTGTCAAATTAAAGAATGCAATAGATAATTTTAGGAGTTATTCAAATGAGCGTGAAAACATTAATTAATAAAGTAAATAGTAGAGAATGGGTGAAAGCAAATGGAATGTCTAATTCCCACAAGTATAGAGATGCTTTTATTCAAAAATATGGTGGCGTGTTTGAGAAAAAAGGAAATGCATGGTTTTGGAATGAAATTCCCCCACAACAAGAAAAAGTTCCAAATAAATTGTGGTTATTCACAAAGAATGACGGCGTGGTGTTTTTGGTAGATAATTTTGTGGAATTCTGCCGTAATCACGATCTTTCCAAGTCTGCTATGTACGAACTCATGGCTGGTAAGAGAAAAAGCCATAAAGGTTTCGTCAAAGTAGAAAAACTTAAATAAGTCACCCAAAATACTCTCCGGGTGTACTAAGAGCCGAGTAAAGACTCGGCTTTCTTTTTCTACATATCTTATCGGGATTTGTTGAATGGAAAGACTAAATGAATACATTAAATGAAGCAAAACAAGTAGGCTCTGCGTTTTTGGTGACAGGTGCATTTAACCCATACACCAGAGGACACGAGGAAGTTGCAAAACTTGCAGCGCAACACGCACACGGTGCTGGTTACAGTCATTTTTATCATGGATTGGGAGCATCTGAAAACAGACAAGATGCACCTCTTTCTTTTAAACAAAAAGAACAAATAGTTCGTGGTTCCCATGAATATATTAAAAAAGGGATGCCAAAGACAAGAATGACATTCGGGATCGTTCCCCAACAGTCATCTATTTCTCCATTACATCAAATTGTTCATTTGATCGAAAAGGGTGGCCACAAGCACATTACGGTTGCTTTAGGACCTGATCAAATGACAGGAGATAAAAGTCTAAGAGCAGCAATTGAAAAACACATAACAACTCATGGTGGTATTTTAGGATCAAATCAAAAAACTGTTCATAGAGTAAAAGTTGATTTTCACTCACTTGCAGAAAAACGAAGTGAAGAGGAATTGTCGTTACCACAATTAAAATCATTAGTAAAAGATGGTAGGATTCCAGTAGAACACGCAAAGGCTGGAAGACTAAGAAAAGCAATACTTGCTGGTGATACTGAATTGGCTCATGCATTTATGCCAGACTCAATTCATGCGGCAAAAAAACAAAAACATTATGCAGATATGATTTCTAAACAATTTAAAGATGTAGTACCGGCAGCAGAAGAAAAAGCAAGACTAGAGAGAAACAAAAAAGCAAGAGAGCGAGCAGCAACAAAAAGAAAGAAAAAACTAACAGAAATGTTCTCTGTTGCTAAAATTGAAGAATTTATGAATATGCTTGCTGAAGCACAAATAGTTCAAGCAACAATACAAAAAAGAAAAAATACACTGAATACTGCATTGTATAGACAACATCAAGCAGCAATTGTAAACAGAGAATCACCACGACAAAGAGCAGCAAGAGTAGCAAGAACTCGTTTTCATGTAAGAACTCGTTTCGCCAGAGAAATTATTGGAGCAAAGCAAAAAGAAGCAGCACTAGGTCTTGATAAACCGCCAAGAAGAGTTGGTACTGTCAAACAACCAAAAAGAGGAACTATGTTAGAGAACATTTTATTTGAAGCAAAAAGAAAAGCAATCGACTCTCCTTCTAGGACTCTTTCAAAAACAAGAGCAGAATCTAGACCTGCAAGAAATAAAACAGAAAAAGATAAACATCGAAAAAGAGAAGAACGACGACATGCAAAAAGAAAACCAAATTTTGCTGTAGTTATTGGTGCTGATAAAAAAATAAGAATCGTAAAGAAAGAAGACATTGGCAAGTCAAAAGTTGTTGTATCTCCCGAAAAGTTTAGTAGAGGTCAGGCAAAAAAGTATCTTCAAGATCCTAAATTTGAAATAACTGATTCTTCAAAGAAACTATTCCCAGAGTTCTCAAGAGCAAAACCAAAGGGAAAGACAAAATCTGCAAAAAAGAATGAGAAAAGTAAAACAAAGAAAAAGACTCAACAAAAGTCTACATTAACAAAAAAACCACCAAAAGAAGTTCTTCAAAAGCAATTTCCTCTTCCAAAAGTACCACCAAGAGGGAAAAAAGTAACATCACCAAAGTCACAATATGACGATTGGGATCATAGTGCTACTGAGTTAGAGGAAGCAATTCCTTTTATGTTAAATCAGATGTTAAAAGCAAAAACTGATACTGATGTAAAAGGTATAACCGAAAAAATAGGAAAAAGTCAAACGTTGGCTGCTGCTGCACAACGAGCAGTCGATCAAATAATAAAACAAGTTGGTCCTGTTGTTGCGATACACATGGGTAAAAACAACGGAAAACTAACCAAGCAATGGTTGAGTGCTGGTGGTGTAAACGCCACATCAAAATCTGATGTCGTTCTTGTTCCTGCCGATGTATGGAAAGCCTCCGGAGGTAAACTAGAAAATATTGATCCTAAAAAATGCATAAGAGCAAGCATGAAGTGTGGTGCAGCCAGAATATTGAATGGAGAGTCTGGAGAAGCAATTGCCACAGTAGAGGCTGCTAATCGTTATGCTGGAAACATAGTAGCAAAAAGTCCAAAAGTTGCAAAACTATTTAAACAAGCAAAGGATATGATTTCTCAGTTTGCAAAATCAGCCGAATTGGGCGAATACGAAATTGGAGAAATTAAAAAAATAGCAGCATCAGGTGAACTACCAAAAGATAAAGAATTTGCAAAATATAGAGCAATTGTTGAATCACAAGAAAAATTGGCAAGTCAAGTTGCTGCAAAACTTCAAGAAATATTCGACGCCAGTGAAGAATTTAAAATGGGTCTAATATTAGAATCTTTCACAGGAAATGAAAAATTTGGAAGCGACACTCTACAGGCAGCAAACTACGTTCTAGGTGTAAACGCAGACGGAACTGGTGTAAAACTAGAGGCTATTTCTGAAAAAATGATTCAAAGAATTGTTCCAGATTTACAATTTAGAGGTGCTTTTAAAGGAAGATCTAGAAAAAGCGGAGGAAAGAAAATTAGAACTCTTTCCACCCTCTATAACATTGATTATAAACCATCACGACTAACCGAACAGAGTGAACCTTTTTTGCAAACAAATTTTGCAAACAATGCAGCAATTGTAGAACAAGATTTACGAATGATTGGTGATGATGTTATGATGTTTATGGAATACTGCGACTTAGAACCGGCAATGATTACATCAAATGAATTAGATGTAACTGATTACATGGAAGGTTCTGCGAGAAACTATAATATCATTACCATAGATGGAAAACAACAGGTAGCAATACCAGTTCAGGACTTCCAACAGTTTGAGGAATTACCACAACAACTTTCCGAAACATATGACTTTATTAATGATTTTATTGTAGAAAATTTAGAAAATAAAGAAGCACTTACTTTGATTTTGACCTCCGGTCTAGTCTCACCGGAAACAATAACAAAATCAATAGAAAAAATAGATGCTGGTTCTATATTAAATGAAATGTGGGAGACTAGTTTAATTAAACCAGAACTGTATGAATCGTTTGTTATAGAAGCAAGAAACTACAAAAAAGAATACAAAAATTATCATGGTAAACCTGAACAAAGAGCAAATAGATCTAAACGGGTTTTGGCTCGCAGAAAAATGATGAAAAAAGGAAAAGTGAAGAAAGGTGATGGAAAAGATGTTCACCACGAAGATGGAAATCCACAAAACAATGGAGATTCCAATCTTAGAGTTCTTTCAAAAAGTAAAAACAGATCAATGAATGAAGAACATGGAGCCGGCGAAGAAGGAACCGACGAATTAAGAAAGAAATTTCTTTCAGTTACACCATATTCAGTAGATCCAATTAAAAAAATAATAAAGGGAGTAGTTAAACATGGCATCAAGCACAACAAGTAATTTATTTTCATGGTTTGAAGCAACAGGAATTGTAACTGCTGTTGTGTTTGGTGCTATAGTGAGTTTTATTAAATTGTTTGGTAAAAAGAAAGACTCCGAGCAAGAAAATAAAAGTTTTATAGATGTTCATACTCAAATTCACGAAACTTTAACCGAATTAAGAGTAAAAACAAATGGTGCTCGGGCACAAGTTATACAATTTCATAATGGGGAATATTTTATGGACGGAGTTTCCATGCGTAAATTTTCCGTAACACATGAATCTGTTGAGGTAGGACTTACAACTGATTCTGAACGAATAAAAGGATTGTTGTGTTCAATGTTTTTGCCATTATTAAATTTGGTTTTAGAAAATAATGCAAAAATTATTTCAATATACGACATACCATATTCGTTCTGTCGTCAATTTTTTGAAGAAAATAACGTAACAGGTTTTTCAGTTTTACCACTTAAAGTAAAAAATCAAATCACTGGTTTTATATTGCTTCAATGGTGTAGTGACTCACATTTAGACAAAGCAGAACCGACTCTTGTTAAATATGAAATGGAACAAGCAAAAAGTTCCATAGAAGTTCAATTGGCTTCTCAGAAAAAAGGTAGTATATGATTAACGAAGATTTAAGAAGATGGTTTAGAGAAAAATGGGTTGATATTTCCCGTAAAACCAAAAGTGGAAAACATCCTCCATGTGGTAGAGAAAAAGCAACTGACTCTAAATATCCAAAGTGCAGACCATCTGTTCGAGTGTCCTCTAAAACACCAGAAACATCAGGTGAGATGTCAAAGGAAGAAAAAAAAGGTGCTGTGAGACAAAAAAGATCAGCAGAATCAAAAGTTAGTACAACGCAACAAGGAAGAAAACCTGTCATGACTTCACACAAAAACATAAAAGAATCATTCATTAAACAAATAACAGATTTTGTAAAAAGTAAAAACACAAAATTAATTGAAGAAAACTTTCAATATTCTTTTGATAAAATTATATTAAATAATCTTGATTCCTCCTTTTTAAACAAAACTGTAATGATTCAATTTTTAGATGAAAATAATGAATTTAAAACTAAAAAAGGATTTTTAAAAATAGCATCAAATGAAATTATCAAAGAAGGAAAAGAATTTGAACTTTTAACAAATACAGAAACTGTTGGAGTTTCATACGATGATATTCTTTCAATAAAAACAATAAACAATGGTGATATAGTTGAATATAGTGTGTTAAACGAAGGAAAAAACAAACCAACAAATCCAAAACTTTGGGCAAAAGCAAAAGCATTAGCAAAAAGAAAATTTAAAGTTTATCCAAGCGCATACGCAAATGGATGGGCATCAAAATGGTATAAAAAACATGGTGGTGGATGGAAATCAGTAAATGAAGAAATAGAAAACAAAAACGAACCACTAACAGAGGAGTTAAAAAAAAGAGCATCAGTTTTATTTGATAAATTATTTCAAGTAAATGAAGAAATTGTAAATGCAAAACACGCAGGAACAATGACAAAGAAAGAAATAAAGAGTAGAGATAAAATTGCAAAAAGAGTAAAAGCAAAACCAATAAAGGGAAAAGACACAGAAGAAAATGCCAAATATAGATTGGCAACCTATATTGAACTTAGAAAACGCGGACAAGAACCAAAAGGTAAAAAGAAAACAGTAAAAAAGAAAAAAGGCAAAAAATGAAGTCGTTTATTTGGTTTTTAAATGAAGAGAGAAAAGTTAGAGTTTTTGATTTTGATGACACGCTAGTAAAAAAAACTAAATCAAAGGTTATTGTTAGACATAAAAAAACAGGAGAAACAAGAGAATTAAGTTCTGGTGAATTTGCCAGTTTTAAACCCGAAGACGATCACGAACTTGATTTCTCTGGATTTGCCCATGTTGGAGATGCAGAACCATTAAACCCTGCTGATAAAATAGCAAGAAGAACTTCTAGAAAGAAAAAAGAAGTAGTAATTTTAACAGCAAGACCACCGGAAGCAGAGACAAATATTAGAAAATACTTGAAAAAAAGAGGCATAAAGGGGAAAAAACTGACTGTTTTGGCTGTTGGTTCCTCTGATCCAAATGCAAAAAGAACTGCTCTCAAGTCTTATATTGAAAGAAAATCAAAAAAACCAGTATCCCATGTTGAATTCATGGATGATCACCAAGCAAATGTAGAAGCAGTTGGATCTCTAAAGAAAGAAATGCCACATATCAAATTCAGGCTCAGAGTTGTAAAACCACATAAATAAACAAAAGAGGACTCTATGAAACGATTTAAAGAACTACGATCCGAAATGTTAGACATTAACGAAGAACAAACCTCCGAGGGAGGCGGAATGGGATTTGATCCTGTTCTAAAGTCTAAGGGCAGATCAGCAAACGACGAGGTAAAACCCGTCAATTATGACGATCCACATGATATGCACAAGATGAATGCGTTTATTACAGCATTCTGCTCTAAATCATATGTTGATCCTCGATCTGCCATTTATGTTCTTCGTGCAAAGATGAACTTGGCTGGTGTTGATTTTGATTTCAACCGTGCAACTGCCTTAGAACCAGAGACTGAATATAGATTCCCACTCAAGAGATTTGGTGGTACATTCGGTACATCTCCAACCCATGATTTATCAAAAGGATTTGAGACAACTAACGGTTTCGACGGAAGAAACTATGTTTTAAAAATGAAGATTGCAAAACCGGAGGGTGGAGATAAAGCCGGTCTTTATATGATTAATGCAATAATCGAAGAAGCCTGAATACAAAATGAAGTTTGAGTTTCTTAATGATGAAAATTTTATGATTTATGCCATGCAGGCGTATGACAATCCGTTCTGCAAAGGTATAAACGAATTTAATGATGATTTAATGAAAATAAAATACATTAAGAGACTATTAAACAGATTTGATAAAACAAAAGATTTAAAAGAAAGACTGATCTTAAATCATATTATATTACTAAACAATGTTTTTGGAAACGAAGCCTGTTGTAGAATACTATTTTTTAAGATCTGTCCAAAATTTCATCCGTACTTGAAGGCTTTTTTAGAATATTTACAGATACTTCCAAAAAGAATACCTGAGATTGATTTAACAAAAATACCAAGTGATCATAGAATAACATTAATTCTTCAAAAACTAAAATGAGTCTATCTTATTCACAAATCGTAACAAGTTTCACTATTTGGGATTTTCTTTCTGAATTGACAAAATCGTTCACTCAAATGGACATTTACAAAGCAGGAATAATTGACAGTCAAGGTAGATTTTTAAAACAACCACAAGAGTACAAAACAGAAAATGAAAGAAGAGCAGGAAATTCTTTTTATCGTCTTATTGTTGTTTTAAAACGGGCATTACTCACAAGTTCAGATCCAAAAATTCGTTTTTCAATGAACAATCCAATGGCAGCATTGGGTGCTTTATCTGAAGAAGTAGAAAGTTTAGGGGGAGATGGTCAAGCATTTATCGATTCGGTTTATCCGCTCATTGAAGAAATGTCTGTTGGTGCAGGAGGAATTGTTGGCGTTGGTGTGCCAGCTGACAAACCAGAAGATGTTGTAGTCACCCCATCTGCTGCTGCAAAGCACAAAAAGAGAGCAAAAAAACAAGCAGTTGGAAGAAAAATATTTGAACAACTGATGTTAGAAGCAAAACGTGTCGTAGAAACTACAGGACATATGACACATCTTGGTGATTTTTTGTATCATGGTAGTCCAGAAACAGCAATACAACACTTAGAATCTACACATGGTAGATTTAGAGGAAAAACAACTCCTAATCATTCAATGTCCTTAAAGGCAGACGGTGGCATGAGCGTTGTTTTAAAGAGACATGCTTCAGGTGAACCAGCAGTAGCGTATAAATCGGGTGCTGAAGAATTTAAAACAGAAGATCAAATAAGAGCAAGTGGAAAGGAACACTTTGTTCGGGAATTAATTCCAGCATTACATTTGGCAAGAAAAATAAATTTAAAACCGGGAACAGCGGTACAAGGAGATCTTCTTTTTTCCTCAAAACACAGTGGTACTGTTCAACCAAATACAATAACATATCAAGCACCACACGGTGCTGAAATTGGTTTTGCTGCACACTCTGCATACAAAACTGATGGTTTAAATTTAAGAAAAACATCAAGTCAACCAGAACAACTTTCGGCGGAAGGTGCTTTTATACCGCATTTGGCAATAACACCAAAAACAAAACTTTCTCTTTCTTCAGAGAGACATAAAAAAATAACAGCAGCAATTACCTCTGCAAAGAAAATACTTGCAGATAAAAAGGTAAATTCATTTCTTCGTGGTTTACCATCAAACAAAAAATTTCACAGAATGCTTCAAGAATACTCAAATCATGCTGCAAGAACAACAGGACATAGAACTGTTGAAGGATTGCAAAAATTTATTGATGTTCATATGGCAAAAGCATCTCAAAGAAATCTATCAGAAAAAACAAAAAAATCTATGGTAGATTCCTTTCATGGGACAATAAACACCAACAAAAGAGAACTCGCAGCAGCATTTACAGCACACTCTCACATCAATGATGCAAAACATCATTTGTTGGATCAGTTTAAAGAACACCATGATCAGTTTGAACTAAAAACACATGGAGGCGAGGAACATGAAGGATTTGTTTCTGCTCTTGGTAAACCCGGAGTATCAGAAACACAAGCCAAATTTGTTCGTGAGGGTGAAGGTGGGTTCCCCGCAAAGAACACAGAAAATGCCATTAGACGATTTGGCAAACCAGCAGACGCATAAATACAGTAACGGAGGTACAGTATGATTCCAACAGAATTGATTTCCATGCTTGGTGGTGGAGTCACTGGGTTTCTTTTTAGATATTGGGCGCAAAGAGCACAGGATCAAAAAGAAATGTTCCAGATGGCAATGGAAGCAAACAAGCAAACTACAGAGAATCAAGATAAAGCAGTAAAAAGAGTCCCAATTGATGTTGGGCGTGGTGTTCGACAACTCATAGTATTAACAGTACTATTTGCTACTCTTGCTGCACCTTTTATTCTTCCATTCTTCGGTGTTCCAACTTTTGTAGAAATTGATGCAAAAAATCCAGAAGGGTTGTTTGGATTGATTCCAGAAACCACAAGAAAATTCTTTGTTCAAATAAATGGGTTTTTGTATACATCTGAGAATAGACAAATTCTTCTCAGCATAGTTGGTTTTTACTTTGGTTCAGCAACAGCATCAAACAAGTCATAAGGAACAAAAATGAGAATTATTATTCCATTACTTTCTACACTCTTGGTGGCTTGTGACACAACTCCAAGAATAATACCAGATACAACTCCAGATAATCCAATCATACTTAGTATGAAGGATAGAATTAATGAGCCTGGTTTTGCTCAACCACAATCATATAATTGGATTTTTTGGTATGCTCCTATTTTAATTATATCTTTACTTTGGGCATACCGAGAATTTATTCGTAACCCCCTTTTGTGTGATGATGGAGAGCAAAAAGACGAACCAAATGAAACAAAAAACACACCAAAAGAAAGTGTGTAATTTGCTCCAACGGGTTTGAATGCAACAGTGGGCTAATGCGAAAAAGGAATTAGTATGGTTTTACCGAAGCACCCTCACCGTGTAATTCTCCAAAGGGGACCCCTATTTAAAGGAGGTGATCCAGCCGAGACACTTTGGGAAAATCCTCAAATGAGAGGCGTTGATAAGGTTAACCCTACTTCAACTGTTGGTAGAGTATTTATACGCTACACAGTTTTGAAGAAATAAATCATACTATTCTTCGGCAGATATTTTCTGCCAAAGGCTTTTGCAAATATAGTAAGAGTCAACGATGTCGGAAACAGGGTTTCCGACATCTTTTTTTAACGGAGTAATTATGTCTTTAAGGAATACGCCAGTTTCCGAGATGAAAGCCTGATACATTGCTTCCTTGTCCGAGTTGCCCTTTCCCGTCGCATTTTTCTTCACTACTGTTGGTGGTATTGTTTCGATTGGAATACTCTGCTGAAAGAGTTTGTACTTGAGAATACCCGTATTCTCCGCTATGTGGAATACTCTTCCCTTTGCCGCGAAGGCATAATCTTCTAGGCCAACCATTGTGCAACCTATTAAATACTGTATTGCCCAATCTGATATTGTATCGTATCTCTGACATTCTGTATTATACTCCTCAAATGCCTCTCCACGGACATTTCCTAAAAAAACGGTGTGCATTTTCTTAACATCTGATAAAAAATAAACCATGCAACGGTCAAATCGGAAAGAACCCGATGCCGTATTGTATATGCATATGCTTGGAGAAGTAAGGCTATAATCTATACCAGCAATCACCATAAAATTATTTATGGGAGTTTACAATGTTCATAATCCAATCATGGTATATAAAAACATGAGTTGCTGAGTTTTCAAATATTGAGCCGTCTTTAAAACCAAGAGAAGATATAATTCCTGCTAATTTACCTCCATCTTCAAATAAAGCACCACCCGAATCACCAAACCAAACTGATCCTTTTAATGGTAAAAACTTTATGTAACAGGGTTCTTCTAAAATTGTTCCATAGTAAAAAAATGTGCCTGGATCACTTATTTTTTTTGTTGAATAACTATATCCAACTGTTGTAAGTTCTTCGGTTCGACTTAGTTCGTTTAATTCTTTTAACAAAGTTGCAGGAACGTTATCACATGGTGTTTCTAATATAAAAGCACCAATATCTCCTAAACTGGTGTCTTGAATATAAGTTTCATGAATAAGACATTGAGTTATTTTAAATCGTTTGCAATCATTCGTTTCAAACCAATATGCATTAGTATCTTTAATACAGTGTGCAGCAGTCAAAACCACTGTTGGTGAAACAAGAACAGCACTTCCCACTAAAGTCCCATCCTCTTGTAAAACCTTCCCCACACAACCAAAAGGATCGGGTTGTCCTTCCTTTATAATCGTAAATCCGTTTGTAACAAACGATGGTAATTCCGTTGAACAATCCTCAACCGCTTCGGGTTGAACTTCTTTTGGTTGTGTGGGGTTTGTGTTGGTAGGAACACCTTTGCAGGCGTAAATCGTCGCAAGGGAGGTAACTAGGATGGCTACTAGTAACCTTTGCATGTAAATATTTATCTGCCTAATTTAAAATTTAGGCATTTTCTTTTATATTTTTTGCCACCCACTCAGCGACATTTACAGTAACTGCATTTCCCATTTGATTATATCTTGCACTATCTGATAATCCTTCTGTCCAATTGTCTGGGAACCCTTGAAGCCTTTCGCATTCAACAGGAGTCAAATAACGAGTTCTGTTTTCGCTTTCAATTACTAGCACACTTGATCGTTGACGGACATCGAACAAATTTAAAGTATTTGCATAGTTTGTTTGAATCCATGTTTCATAATCTTTATTTGTTTGTGCTTTTCTTGATTTTCTTATGGTTTGTGGGTATTCGTTATCATATTCGTCAAACAAGTTGCTAAAGGAGGATACAGAGTTTTTCCGTTCCGATTCCCTCTTTCTAATATCCCCTCGCAGGTCTGTGTGTAAATTGAGTATTTTTGAGGCACGTTCTCCTGCAAGATCTGCAACAATGAAGACTCGTTCTCTTCTTTGGGGAACACCGAAGAATCTGCTGTCCAATGTTCTCCATGCGATAGATTTAGGACACCACTGTTTAACCATTTCGTAGAGAACGACGGCGAAATCCCTTCCGTTATTGCTTGTGAGCATTCCGGGGACATTTTCAACCACCACGAAGGATGGTTTTGTTGGCATGTCTCTGACGATTCGAATAAATTCATAGAATAGACCTGATCTTTCTCCTGCTAATCCCTTTTTCTTTCCGGCAACCGACAAATCTTGACAAGGAAATCCTCCTATTACAATATCCACTTGTTCTACTTTGGTTGGATCTAAAGTACAAACATCATCATATATTTTTGTATTAGGAAATTGTTTTGATAAAATTCTTCTACAAGTTTTTTCTTTATCACACGCCCATGAAATGGAAAAACCTTGACGCTCAAAACCGAGATCAAGGCCTCCCACTCCAGAAAACAAAGAACCAACTTTCATCATGAAGTAATATCAACTACCTCGCATTTATCACCGCTGCAAGCAAAGGTTTGAGTACCTGAAGTTTTATCTTCTTTTTCGTATTTTACAAGATTGCTCCAATCAACATTTGTTGGCATTTTTGCAACTAATGCCTCGTACTCTTCTTTGGTGCATTCTTGATATGGTGCTTGACGATAGGTATGATCACTGTGTGGTAAGAATGAAATACCACTGATTTCGTCAAAGTGTTTGTACACCCAAGATCCAACCTCCATCCATTCATTTTCGCGAACAGTCACGGTTATGCTTGGCTTATGTTCACACCAAAACCGTTGATAAGTTAACCAAAGTTGTAGGTGTTCAATGGCACCCAAATCATTACGAGTCATGCAGCCATCAGGTGACTTGGTTGGAAACGAGAATACCATAACTGAATCTGGTTTCATTACGCACTTTTCATGTGGGAACCCCATGTCTATCATCATTTTGCACAAAGGATCTTTTTGATCTGCTCGCACTGTTCTGATGTAATATTGTGAATGTCTTGGGTGAATACCAGAAGCGGCGTCAACAAGTTGAGATACAGTACCAGATGGTTTTACGCAAGTAATTGCGGCCGCAGGCTCAATGCCAATTTTGTCAGCATATTCCTTGTTTACCTGTATGGCAATATTCTTCAGTTTGACAAGACCTCTTTCCAAAGCAACAACATCGTTTGCCAAATTTTCATTGTCCAAAATACCAGTTAGAGAAACACCAAGTAATGCTTCTTCTTCACAGTTTTTCTTCCATTCACTGGAAAGGTATGGGAAGTTCGTCAGGGACGCTTGGAATGTACCTAGAATCGTCGCTAAACGGACTTTACGAGCAAGATCGTCTGCGGTGTCAGTAGAACGAACAACTACTTCTGTTAGATTACAGAACTCTCTATCACGAAGAATAATCTCTGAGCATGGATTTGTGCCAAATTCATAATTTGGATCTCTACGATCTCCTAATTTCGCAACAGTCTTTTTGCAAGCGTCGCGATTAAAGATACCACGTTCGCCGCTTTTGCTCTTATAAAGAGATAACCATTCTTCCATGAAAATGCCCATGTCTGGTTTTTCTTTATAGGCAACTGAGTTGTTTGCAAGTGCGCGTTGGGGATGTTCATTCCACCACGCACCAGATTTTGCATCTCGCATCCTCTCATCAGTGAGATTACTGAGTGAAATAAGTGCGGATCGGCGCACACCTCCAACCACGACAACTTCTGCAATTTTACAAACGATATCGTGACATTCAATGGACGTAAGTTTTCGCCCCGCACCTCTTTTAAAAGTTTCAGTAGTGAACTTAAAGAGGTCTTCGAGTGGCCCCGGACCAGATGCTCTTCCACCAAATGTTTTGAGTCTTGCGCCAGCAGGACGAACTTTTGACACATCCCATTTTGGTATTTGACCACCAATAAGTAGGGATACAAGTTCCCTATATGCTTTAGCCCAACCAGCTTTGCTATCTTGCACAACAATAGTGGTTTCACTGTTTGTGAACTCCTCTGCAATAGTTGGTAATTTCTCAACATATTGTCTTTCGACGGAGAAGCCCACGCCTGTTCCACACATGAGTATGTATAGAATTTCATCAAATGCTCTGACTCGGTTGACTGCGACATATGAACAATTATAACCAGCAGTGTTGTCTCTGTCTAGTGCTTCACCCGCAGTCATAAGGGCTCGCATTGATGGCATCACTTCAAGTTTAATTACTGCCGTTTCAAGTTCACTTCTTAATTCAGGAGTTAACTTAAAATTATTTTCTTCCTTCAACTTATTTTCAAAAAAGTTAAAGTACCTTTTGACGGTTTCTTCCCACGATTCACGCCGATTTTCACTTTCAATCCATCTTGAGTAACGTGAAAGGTGAATGAAATCCTGATAGAGGCTTGGTAGACTCATGCTTTATCTCCTGATTGAGTTGGTGTTTTATATAGTTTAGTTTGTTGTCAAAACTTTCCAAGAAATTGGAAATAATTGGTCTATAACTTGACCAATTGCATTTGCATATTGTTGACATTCCCACTGTGCGTGTGAATCTGATCTTTGTTTATAAACGCGAGAGAAAGCAGACAATGATCCAGTCCACCACCACTCTGTGTATGTTGACTGAGGAAGAACAGAACGAGCCTGTTCTGGTGCTACTCCGCGTTCTAATAATTCATTATAAGTTTGAACTGCTTCTCGCACAGTCATTTCGTAATGACGATTTACAGTATTATATTTTTCATCAATTGGCATAAAGTCTTCAGACCCTTGTTTTGCTCCGTTTGTTGGTTTTCCTCTCCAACGTGGTAAATAAAATTGAGGAGCATCGCTGACATAACGACGAGAAACTTCGTTTTCTACAAAACCAACTTTATGCTTAAATAGTTGTGTTCGAATAAAAATTGGAGCCTTGATGCGTAGAGTAATTTGAGGATGTGCAAATGGAGTCCAGTGATTATGTTTTGCAAGGTACTTTATTAGTTTTTCATCTCGACTTGACAGAACTCCATGTCCCTCATGATCGTATTCTTCCCAAATACTTTCTTTATTAAAAGAAACTCTAGCAGCATTTACTACTGTTAGATCATCTCCCATATGCATAACATACTCAACATGACCCTTATCAAGAACCTGAATCTTCATT